TCTCCTAAATTTCTCCGGAGTGGTTAAGAGTCCTAAATTGGGATTACTATCTAGGGGCAATGTATGGATAAAGGAGGGTAAACCATGAACAATGAAGTGCAAGAGCATATAAAAGCACTGTTAATGTGGTTGATATCTCCTGAGGTACTTAGTCAAATCGGTGTTTACATTGGAGTTGGAGCATCTATTTACAAAGTTGGCATCAAAGCCTTTAAAAAAGTATGGGTCGACTTAGAAGCTAAACAGAATAATGAGATTAATGGCATTAAAAATTCTATTAATTCTCTAACAGTAAGCTTTCAAGAGATGCATAAGAATCAAGAACGAGACTTTCTTAGGCTCCAAATAATCACCGGTATTCATTCTGGTAGATTATCAGAGCAAGAGATTCTTTATCTATATGATCAGTACACTGAAAAAGGATACAACTCGTATGTGTCAAGAATGGTCAATGATTATATAGATGAACTACGCACTTCAAATAAGGAGAATGAGAAATGACAATTGCAGTAGATGATATTATCACATTGGTAACTTTAGTTATCGTATTTGCTCCAGTAGTACTAAACCTAGTCAAGTATCTAGGAGCGTCAACACACAGTAAAGCAGTAGTTACTCTCGCAGAGCGAGCACTAATTATTGTTTCCGCTCTAGACAACATGTTAGTCACAAACACTTCTAAGAAAAAAGAAGCTTTGGATAAACTATTGTCTTACGCATCAGAAACTGGCGTTAAGCTTACATCAGAACAAGCTTCTGATTATATTGAACACGCCGTCCAAGAACTCCGCCGTCTTCAGCAATCTCAAACAATCGAGGTGACTGATAATGGCACGGAAGAGAAGTGATGCAAAAATCTTATCTCCTGGATTAACTCCGGAAGGTATGTTAAACAAGCTCACCATTAAAGCATTTGATTTAGCAAATAAACAGCTAGATGATGGTACAATAGCACCAAGTACTTTAAACGCATTATTGCGATTTGGTACTGCTGAGCGTGAGATACAACTCGAAGCAATGATATCTAATAAAAAATTATCAGATTCTAAAATCGAATTGATCGAAAGTGAAGTTAAAGGAAAGGGCGACAGCGAGGCTGTAATTGCGGCTATCCGTGGTTATGCGCCATCTGAAGAACTATAAAAATGTTTCAAAATGATTACACCCGAGAAAACTTAAGTGATCTCAGCTATAAAAAACTTTTGACTTTCGATAATTTTGGTGATAGACTGAATTTCTTATCTCTCATTAATCGAGGATACAAATCTCCTAGAGAAATTTCAAACGCTTTCTACAAATCTAGAATTTGGAGAGATATGCGTGATTATATTATTGCTCGTGATTTAGGATACGACTTAGGTGTTAAGGATGTTGAAATAGAGGGACCTCCTCTAGTCCATCATATGATTCCTCTAACCGAAGAGGACATATTGGAATGGCGTGAAGACATTATCTTAAACCCAGATCTTTTAATCACAACATCTTATAATACACATAATATCATTCATTACGGATTTGGTAGAGTTCAATCAATGAACTATGTTGAAAGATCTCCTGGAGATACTAAATTATGGTAGGTGAACTATATGACGATTCTTAATGATATTAAGACATCTGTAGATTTCGCTTCCGAAGAAGATACAGGATATGATGATCGATTGTTATTGGAATTGGATGGAATTGTTGGTGAATTATCTCAACTCACAAACGTCCAATTAACTTTCGAAGCTAAGAAAGATGCTGATTGGGAGTCATTGATTCCTAACAAGGATCCGAATCTTGTTCGATTGGTTAAGCAATATGTGCTTGTATCGATTCGATTGAAGTTCGATCCTCCTGTGGGTAGTATTCTAACTTCTCTAGAAAGATCATTACAATCGACCGCACATCGAATAATCTTACAAAATAGGGAGGGATCTAATGAATGATGTAGATCAAGATCTTCTCCATGCAATTGAAACCAACAATTCTGACGATGTAATCGAACATTTCGGTATCAAAGGAATGAAATGGGGTTTCAGACGAAGTCTTTCAAAATTGCCGCAATCAAGAACGAGACGTGCTCAAAAAGAAAGTAAAGCCGCCCGTAAAGCTTGGAACATGAAGTATCACAAGCGTCATTCTATGACCGAAAGAGACTTACAGGCTGCGACAAGACGACTCCGTATGGAGAATGATTTCGCCGAACAAGTACGGCGTGCAAACCAAATTGCCGATACCCGTAAACCTAAGAAAGAACATGGTAAATTTGCCAAAGATCTTGGACGATCTGTTGCAAACTCAGTTATTGATACTGGTGTTAAGACTGTTGTCGGTGATCTTATGAAGAATAAATCTAATAAATATTCTCCTGTTACAAATACTGTATTGGGTGAAATTGGAAAACTTAGAGACGCCAATCGTTCCGCATTAGATGAGGTTAGACGTATCTGGTCTTAGTTAGGGGTATTTTCTTTTATGGTATTATCTAATAAAGCTTATCCGGAAGAATACATGAAATTCAAAGAAGCAGTTCTGAGAGGTGAAATTCCGGTTAATCGCACGGTCTCTCTGGAAATGAACCGAATTGACTTCTTAATTGAGTCTCCGGATTATTACTATGACGACAAAGCGATTCAAGGGTTTATTAGATTTTGTGAAAACGAAATGACCCTTACCGACGGAGGAGATGTAACTCTCTTGCCGTCCTTTAGATTATGGGCAGAATGTGCCCTGGCGTGGTTTTATATTTCTGAGGATAATGTCTACAATCCAAAACTTGGAAAGTGGGAAATCCGAAAGAAATTCAAGCGACTCACAAACAGACAGTATCTAATTGTCGGACGTGGTGCCGCAAAATCACTATACTCAACATTCATGCAAGCATACATGCTATTAATTGACACTGCTACAACTCACCAAATAGTTACCGCTCCTACAATGAAACAGGCAGAGGAAATTATGGGTCCATTCAGGACTGCGTTGAGTAGGGCTAAAGGTCCGCTAATTGGTTATATGACACAAGGTTCTAAAATGACCGGAAATCTAACCAAAAAGCAATTACTAGCATCTACAAAGAAGGGTGTTGAGAACTTTGCAACGAATAGTCTATTGGAGATTCGTCCAATGTCACGAGACAAACTTCAAGGTCTTCGTTGTAAGTATGCATCTGTCGATGAGTGGCTATCCGGTGAAGTCAAAGAAGACGTAATCGGCGCCATTCAACAGGGTGCAAGTAAAAACGACAATTATCTCATAATCGCTACATCTTCCGAAGGGACTGCTCGTGATGGTGTCGGGGATACTATCAAGATGGAGCTTATGGATATTTTGGAAGGTCGATATTTTAACCCTCACGTATCTATTTGGTATTATCGACTGGATGATGTACGAGAAGTTGCTAATCCAGAGTTATGGATGAAAGCAAATCCTAATCTTGGAGCCACTGTAACTTACGAAACATATCGAGACGAAGTAGAACGTGCCGAAAATCAACCGGCAACTCGTTCTGATACTCTCGCTAAACGTTTCGGAATACCAGTTGAGGGTTATACTTACTTCTTCGTTTATGAAGAGACAATTCCACACAGACCTCAAAACTTTGATGGTTTGGAATGCGCCTTGGGCGCTGACTTATCACAAGGTGATGACTTCTGTGCGTTCACATTTCTATTTCCTCTTGGCCATGGACGATTCGGTGTTAAAACTAGATCGTATGTTTGTGAATCTAAATTAAGAAAACTAACTTCCGCAATGCGAAATAAGTATGATGAATTGATTTCTGAGGGTACACTTGTTGTTATGCCCGGAGTTATTCTTGATATGGAACAAGTATATGATGATGTATACAACTTCGTATACCAACACAAATATACAGTTTACGCATTTGGATATGACCCATATAACGCTAGAGAATTTGTCGAAAGATGGAATCGAGACAATGGTGAATACGGTGTGGAAAAAGTTATTCAGGGTGCTAAAACCGAATCTGTACCGATGGGAGAATTAAAGAATTTGGCTATGGAACGCATGTTAATATTTGACGAAGAATTGATGAAATTTGCGATGGGTAATACTGTCGCGATCCAGGACAACAACGGTAACTACAAGTTATCTAAACGTCGTTCTGATGAAAAGATCGATAACGTTGCTGCGTTAATCGATGCTTGGGTTGCATATAAACGTAACCAAGACTTATTTGGATAGAAAGGCATATTTAGTTATGGGCACTTTTACCGATAGACTAAAGCATGCTTGGTCTATGTTTAAAACTGATTCCGCATCATTTGTGGAAACCGAAAAAGTATTCCAGATTCCTAATGAACCTAGGGCGTTGAATCCAAACAATTCAATCCCTACTCGAACTTTTTCTAGATCAGCAATTTCCTCCATGATTTTTAACCGTATTGCTATTGATGCATCTATGGTTAAATTTCAACATGTAAAGATTGATATGGAAAAAGAAAATCAAGTGGTTCAAAGGACTTCTTCTCTTCAACGATTGTTTGAAGTAGAAATGAATGTGGATCAATCTAGCACAGATTTCTTCCATGATTTGGTTTATTCATTATTCGACGAAGGAGTAGTTGCTGCTGTCCCTTTAGAGGCAACAATTAATCCTATGGAGTCTGATTCGTATGATATCAAAGCAATACGTGTCGGAAAAATAATGGAATGGTTTCCAACTAAAATCCGGGTAAAAATTTATAATGAAGCTAAAGGAGAATTCTCAGAGATAATTGTACCAAAGAAAATGTGTGCTATTATCGAGAACCCTTTAGCTAATATCCTTGGATCCGAGAATCCTACTATGACTCGTTTGATACAAAAACTTTCGATTTTGGATAAGCAAGATTTGGAGTTGATTTCTAACAAATGGAATATCATTCTCCAACTTCCCAATCCAGTTCGAAATGATCTCAAACGAAATGAAGCGAATGCTCGTATTGGGGATATTGAAGGACAGTTGAAAGACTCTAAAATGGGTATTGCGTATATCGGTGCTGATGAAAAAATCACTCAGCTTAACCGACAAATCAATTCTAATCTTATGGATGAGGTTAAGTACTTAACCGAAGAATTGTTGGGACAACTAGGTTTAACTAAAGCTATTTTAGATGGAACAGCTAGTGCTGATCAAATGCAAAATTACTATACTCGAACTATTGATCCTATTGTTACCAGAATTAAAGAAGAATTCCAACGTAAATTCATCACTAGAACTGGTTACACACAGGGTCATAGAATTGATACTTATAATAATCCTTTCAAACTTGTACCTACAGGTCAATTGGCTACAATTGGTGATTCATTATTGCGAAACAGAATTCTTACATCAAACGAATTTCGTGCTATTATTGGTTATGGGCCTATTGAAGATCCTATGGCCGATCGATTGTACAATCCGAACATCTCTGATGCAAGACAAGATGTTTCTATACCTGGGTCTGTCGGGTCCCCTGAAGAGGAAGCTTACTCTGATTACCCTCCTGAGTACAGCGAAGAAGATCTTCAAAATGGCGGCAAATAATAATGGAGGAAAATCATGGAATGAGCAAACATCCCGAGTATGACTTCGCGGGTTACGTAACTCGCAACGACACCCGTTGTACCGACGGTGTTATTATCCGACATGGTGCTTTTGCTGGTAATGATGGTCAAAAAGTTCCTCTGGTATGGTCTCACGATCATAGTAATCCAGACAACATTATTGGTCATGTGTTATTGCATAATGCAAACGATGGAGTTTATGGACAAGGATTCTTTAATGGTACGCCATCAGCGCAACAAGCTAAAGAACTCGTTCAACATGGAGACATCTGGTCCATGTCTATTGGGGCTAATCGTATCAAACGTACCCCAAGTAATGACGTTATTCATGGAAATATCTATGAAGTATCTCTCGTTGTAGCTGGAGCAAATCCAGGAGCGGTTATTACCGAAGTCCTACAACACTCACAAAATCCCGAAGAAGGAGAAACAATCATTATGGAAAGTAATGAACTTATTCACTCATCACAAGATGTATTGGTAGGTCAAGAACGCATCAGCTTGTTTGACCGTATCAAACACGCGGATGAAGGAGAAGCTACTAATATCATGGACAGTGTTCTAGAAACACTAACTCCAGACCAACAAGAAGCGGTTGCTATCTTGGTCGAAGCATCCACAGATTCTGCGTTGGAAAACTACGAAAATTCAATTAAAGAAAACATTGACGATGTAGTTGAAGACAAAGTTTATGGAGTTCTTGAGTCTCTTGCTAAAGGAGATGACGATGACGATGATGATGAAATTGAACAATCAGCATTAGCACTAGGAGGAAATACTATGCACTACAACGCGTTTGAAAACGTGTCATCCAACAATGACGAACTACGTCACTCTCTTGAAGCGGCGCTTGATACTGCGAAAAAATCAGGACGAAAACTAAGTCAAGTATTGACTGAAGTTGACGGCGGCGACACTTTGAAACACTCAATGAACAACCTTGATTTGTTGTTCCCAGATCATGCCCTACAAGGTGGCATCCAAGTACTTTACTCGCCAAACACTGCCACAGAACATATTCTTAGCCGCGTTACAAAAGTACCAACTGCATTCGTCAAGTCACTTATGACAGACCTTACAAACCTTTCTGACGAACAACTTCGTGCCAAAGGTTATATCAAGGGTAAAGAAAAGAAAGAACAAATCATTGGATTCCTTTCTCGTAAAACCGACCCTCAAACAATCTATAAAAAACAATCGATTGACCGTGACGACCTTATTGACATCAGCCAACAATTGGACGTAGCTGCTTTCTTCCGTCAAGAAATGCGTATCAAACTCAACGATGAAATTGCGCAAGCAATCATGGTTTCTGACGGACGTGAAACTGGTTCAGAAGACAAAATCAAAGAAGATAAGATTCGTCCTATCTCTAAAGATGATGACTTCTATACAATCAAAGCTAAATACAATCCAAACGCTATGTTGGACGTATTCGAAATCATTGCTGAGCAAAAGACTAAGATGCTTGGTTCTGGAACTCCTACTTTGTATGTCAACCCATTGTTCCTTACTAAACTTCGCTTCTTGCGCAATAAGAACGGTAACTGGGTATTTGGTGGACAACAACCTGCTACCAAAGAATACCTCGCATCATTGATGGGCGTTGCCGATATTGTTGAAAGTAACTTTATCAAAGAACAAGAAATGATCATGGTTAACCTTGCTGACTACCAAATCGGTACAAACAAAGGTGGAGAAGTTAATACATTTGAAGACTTCGATATTGACTACAATAAACACAAATACCTTATCGAAACTCGCTTGTCTGGTGCCCTTGTTCGTGCTAAAGCTGCGGTATACTTTACTCCAGATGCATCTGTTGCTCCTCGTGCTCACCAAGCTGATGTTCAATCTCAAGCTGCCGGAGCTCAAGCTGCTCGTGCAGGAGTTCCTGGAGGTTAAGAATGAAGTATTCGGGTAATGCAGGTTTTCGATTGGAGGATGTCGAAGTAGAACCTGGTGTCTATGAACCAAAGATTGTTGTCAAACCTATCAAAGGTGATCTGATTAACGACACCACATTTCGTAATCAAAATAGCAGCAAATCTACAATAGACAATGTTCAAATCACCAATCGTCTTTCAATCGTTGCCCATCCATTCTTAATGAAGCACATCACAAATTTGTTATATGTTACTTTTATGGGACAGAAGTGGAAGGTTGAGCGTTATGCTATTAAATCTCCACGAATTATTTTGGATTTAGGAGGATTATATAATGAGCAAGCGAATGCATATCCAGGACTTGCTGGAGAAAGCAGTAACTAAACTTGGGGAATCTTATAAAATCATCTATAATCCAAACTCAAGTAGCAAACTAACATATCCATGTATTCTATATAGACGACATGGTATTCATAAGCGACATGCGGACAATACAAAATATTATTCGCATGAAACTTATCAATTGACAATTATTGACAAACGCGTGGATTCTCCGATAATCGATATATTATTGGACAATCCCCATTGTCGATATCAACACGAGTTCATTGTTGACAACATGAACCATACAATCTTAGAAATTACAACTGGAGGTAAGGCCTAATGGCAAAACTCGTATTCGATGAAATTGGAAAACGTTTCTATGAAACCGGTGTCTCTGAAGCGGTTCTTTATCCACAAGATGAAACTGGTAACTACCCTAAAGGTGTAGCTTGGAACGGTATCACTTCTGCTAAAGAAAACCCCACAGGCGCTGAAGCTAGCGAACACTATGCTGATAACATGCTATTCTTCTCTATCACAGGACCTGAAAAATTTGAAGGTACTATTGAAGCATTCAGCTCACCAAAAGAATTTGATGCTTGTGACGGTATGGCAGAACCTGTTAAAGGTCTTCGTGCTCACGGTCAAGCTCGTCAACCATTTGGATTTGCATTCAAATCGATTCTTGGTAATGACGTAAAAGGTGAAAACTTTGGATACAAGATCCACTTGTGGTACGGATGTAAAGCTGCTCCATCAGAACGTGATTACAGTACTGTGAATGAATCACCAGAACCACAAAACCCATCATGGAGTGTTAAATCTACTCCTGCTAAATTCACAGGACACAAACCTGTTTCAACTTTGACAATCGTTTCAACAGATGTTGAACCAGAAAAACTTAAGAAGTTGGAAGACGCTTTGTACGGTACTGAAACCGAACAAGCTTACTTGCCACTTCCAGACAAAGTTAAAGAATTGTTGTCTTAATTAACAAAGGAGGTATTCATACATGCTAAAACAGAAAGTTCAATACGAAGACTTTGATGGTGCAACTCAAGTCGAAACTCTTTATTTCAACCTTAACCGTATGGAATTGATCGATCTTCAAGCTCGCTATGGTAAAGAAGACATGGCTAAACACATCGAAAAACTTGTTGAAGACAAGGACATCGAAAAAGTATATGCCATTCTTAATGACATTGTCATTAGTGCTTATGGTGTTCGTTCTGAAGACGGTAAACGTTTTATTAAAAACGATCAGATTAGGGAAGAATTCAAACAATCTCTTGCGTATGATGCTTTGATCGAAGACTTCCATGATGAAAGCCGCAAAGTTCTTGAAACATTCATTACAGGAATTACTGCTCATATTCGTGGAATCAACAAAGCTGAAAATGCTGTGAGCGCTGTTCAGTAAAAAGAAGCTGTAAAGGGATGTGCATATTGCATATCCCTTTTATTTTTAAATTTTTTGAGGTGTGAAAATGGCGCAAGAATTTCTAACTGTGCGACTTGATGATACTGAATATTGGGACGACGAGAAAGAAGAATTTATTTCTTCTCCTGGTAAAGAGTTGACTTTTAGATATACTCTTAAGAATTTGGATAAGTGGGAAAGTAAACATGAGAAAAGATTCATAGATAATGATAAAGATATTTCTCCAGAAGAAATGCTGGACTTTATTAAAATTATTTGTGATGAAGAATTTGATGTCGACTCGCTTTCTCAAGAGAATATGGAAGAAATCATAAAGTATCTAAAACATACACCGTCAGCTACAGTATTGCCAGAGTCTAAAAATTCTGGAGGAGGATATCATCGTAAGAAAATTTACACATCTGAAATAATTTATGGATATATGGCCTTAAACCATATTCCTTTTGAATGGGAAGACCGAAATCTAAATAAATTAATCATGCTTCTAAACTGTGTTGGATCATTACAAGAACCTCCTAAGAAAATGTCTCAAGCTGAAGTTATGGAAGAACACCGCAAGACTGTTCTTGCTAATCGAAGAAAACAAGAAGCTGCCGCAAGGAGTAGAATGCATGGAAAATAATTATATTGCAGTCTCCTTTTCTGATACTATTGAACATTTCGGCGTCAAAGGTATGAAATGGGGTGTAAGAACCCGATATACATTAGATAGAATCAGAAACAGAAGATATTATAAGAAACGTTTAAAAGAAGCTAAACGTCGATATAAGAAAAATCGTCCGGGTAGGTTTTCTAGATCTCTAAAAAATTCTGGAATTGTTTCTCTTGGTTTAGGTGTACTTACTAGGAATAAAGATTTTCTTAATTATGGAATGTCTGGTGTTTTAGGAGCAAAGACCTACGATATTGCTACTGGAGCAGATTCTGCTAGAAGAGTTTATCGAAATGAAAAACGAAGTTTGAAGAATTCTTATAAAGAAACAAAACGACTCCTTAAAAATAATAGGGATAACGATTTGTTAACTAATAAGGTTCTCAAAGTCGCATCTAGTTCCAAACTAAGTGATGCTGATAAAGAAAAACAACTTAGAAAAATCGCAGAAAGGATTGGTAACTAATGGCTATATCAGTTTCTGGAGATTTCGGACATTTGGAAAAATTTTTAACAAGACCTAGAACAACCAATATGGATATTTTGGGCAAAGTTATTGTTAAAGCATTGAAAGATGCTACTCCAAAAGATTCTGGAGAAACCGCAGAATCATGGGGTTATAGATTGATACCAAATTCTCGAGGTGTTGATTTAGAGATATACAATAGTCATTTAAATAATGGAGTTAATGTGGCGATGTTGATTCACTATGGACACGGTACTGGAACAGGAGGGTATGTTCCACCAAGACCATATATTGACAAAGCTATAAATTCCGTTTATAAGAAAACTATCGAGAAGATACTTGAAGATTATTTCAAATAGGTGATTCATATGAAATATAATGACACGATCCAACACTTCGGAATAAAAGGCATGAAGTGGGGTCGAAGAAATCGTCGAGAACATCTTATGAATAAATACCTATCCAAAGGGTATGATATGAATAGTGCTGCCGCTAAAACTGAAAAGCGATTAAAAATCGAAAAAGCTGCTAAAACTGCAGCTATCGTAGGAGGTGCAGCGCTTGGTACATATCTAGGATATAAAGGATACAAGGGTGTTTCTCGTTATCTTGATCAAAATAGATTGCAAAAAGCCGCAGAACAGCTTAATAAAATCCGTAAAACTAACGAACAGATAAAATCTGGTAAAAACTCAAAAATCAAAGGTTTTGGCGGAAAAATTAAGGATGTTGTAAAAGAAGCTCATCGTAAAGATACCGAGCGTTTTACAAAACAAATGGACGAAGCAATTTTAAAGAAAGCCGCCAAACAGGCTTCTAAATCAAACGCAGATTCTTATGCAGATAATATTCTGAAAATTGCTCAACAAAAACCTGGAATTCTTGGACGAAGAAAACCAGAGTCTATAGCAGATACGAAACGTAAGATTTCGACAATTGCTGATAATTTCGCAAAAGCTAAACGTCAAATGAATTCGACAGGTAAAACTATTGATTCAATCGATACTCAAGCTTTAGAAACTGTTAAAAAATTGATGCAGAAAAGGTAGGTAACCTATGGCCGGATATGTAGACGAAAAAGTAGCCAAAGTCACCTTAGACAACAAAGGATTTTCTAAGAATGCTGACGAAGCGATTGCTGCGATAAACAGACTGAAAGAAGCTTTTGCTAAAGTCAACGGTAAAGATGCTACTAATAACATAGCTTCAGACATGTCGACTATGAATAACACAATTTCAAAATCGACGCAAAAGTCTGAAGGACTACTATCTCGCCTTAAAGGAATTTTCTCACGAAGCACTCAAGACATTGATATGTCTGGAGGAGGACGGTCTATTGATAGAATGAATACAGATATTGATAGCAAGACTGCTAACACATCTTCGATTCTATCACGTCTAAAGGGTATTTTCCAAAAGGCAGATAATCACGAAGGCTTTCCCAATTCAATTAAGTCAATTGATGGGTTAAATTCTAAGATTGGAGGATTCGATGCGAGTCCTCTATCAAATGCATTCGCTAACGCCGCATCTTCTGTGCAGAATTCATTGTCTGTTATGGATATTGCAGTTGGTAATGTGTTGGGTAATATGCTTCAGAAAGCAATGTCATTCACCGGACAATTCTTTAGAGGTTATGGCGATGGTTTGGCTGAGTACAAGAACAAACTCGGCTCAATCCAAACAATCATGACCAATACTGAATGGGAAATTCCAGACTCTTCTACTCGTATGCGTAGAGTATCTGGAGCCCTGGAACAGCTTAATGACTATGCGGATAAGACTATTTACTCATTTGCAGATATGACCAAGAACATTGGTACGTTTACTGCAGCCGGGGTTAGTCTAGACAAATCCGCAACAGCTATTAAAGGTATCTCAAACTTGGCTGCCGCGTCTGGATCAAGCACTGAACAAGCTTCTACTGCTATGTATCAGTTGTCTCAAGCACTTGCTGCTGGACGTGTAGGTCTTCAGGACTGGAACTCAGTAGTAAACGCCGGTATGGGTGGTAAACTATTCCAAGATAGACTTACACAAATGGCCGAAAAGATGGGTCATGCTCGTGATATGAGTAAATCATTCCGTGACTCATTGAAAGACGGTTGGTTGACTTCTGAAGTCTTACTAGAAACTTTGCGTGAGTTCTCCGAAGACGAGTCAATGCTTGATGCCGCAACCAAAGTTAAATCCTTCGGTCAGTTAGTTGACACTGTTCAAGAAGCTATCGGTTCTGGATGGGCAACAACTTGGGAATATTTCCTAGGTGGATTTGAAGAAGCCAAAGAAATGTGGACAAGTATCGGTGATATTGTTAACCCATTTATTAGTGACGACCAAGGTAAATACTGGGATGAAGTTCTTGGCATGGAACGTAGTCTTGGTAACTATCGAAACGCCATGCTTAAAACATGGAAGGATATGGGCGGTCAAGAAGCATTTTTCAACTCTATTAAAAACAGTTTTGAAATTGTATTCAAGGCTATGACTAAATTCCGTGAAGGTTTTAGATCTGTAATTGGCGATTATAAACAATCTGCTAAAACTTTCTATAATTTCACTAAAGCTTTAGAGTCTGTAACCGAGGGTATTAAAAAGAATGAACTATTTTTCAATACTTTAAATAGTATCGGTAAAATGGTAGGTCAAACTTTTGTTACTTTGGGATGGGCTCTAAAGACTGTATTTTCTGGTATGAAAGCCGTCGGCGACGCTTCTGGAAGTATATTATTACCTATAAGAACTGCCGCAGATTCTATAGCTAGATTTATGGAGTCTTTGCGATCAAACACAAATGCTCACGTTGTATTTTATCATCTTGGTAAAACTCTAGCCAATGTATTTAATATAATTGTGACTCTTGGTCGTATTGCTATATTTATTATAAAAGATATCCTTCGAGGATTTTCTAAGTTTGGTGACAGTAAGGGTCTTGTTACATTCGCTACAACATTGTCTGATGTTACAGGAAAAGTGTTGACGTTTGTTAGAGCTGTTGAAAAGTTCGTCCTATCATCAAATAAATTTGAGCAAATAGGCAACGTTCTTGGAAAAGTTTCTAGCAAGATAGGTTCTGCTTTTAGTGCTGTTTTCTCTAAATTAAAAACTTTAGCTAATCCTTTTGGAAATGCTGAGGTAATATTCTCAGGAGCAGCTAATATTTTTGCAAAAGCTGGCGAGAAACTTTCATCGGCTTTGAATAAAATAGGTGAAGTAACTTCTCAAGCTTGGACTGCTATTGTCGATGGTTTCAAATCCGGATACGAAGGTCTTAAGGATGCATATACGTCATTTAATATCGGAAGTATAATCAAAGCTATTATTGGTTTATTTGCTTTCGATAAATGGCTTAAATTCAAGAATGCTAAAGGTAGCGTTCTTGACATGGTAATTGAGAAATTCAAAGACATGTTCTCTGGTGCAAAAGAATCTGGAACAAGCATTATCGATGAAGTTAAAGGAGTATTTACATCTCTACAAGGAACAATCAACTCATTTACGCAAAGTATTAAAATCGGATCATTATTGATGATTGCGATTGCTTTAGGTATTTTGGCATTATCTATTGATAGACTTTCAAAGATCGAAATGAAAGATTTATCTAAAGGCATGCTCGGTTTGGGTTCCGCACTCGGAATTCTGTTAAAACTTATTAAAGTAATGAGTGTTACAGAAATTCCTAAAGGATCTGCAATGCAATTGATTGGTATCGCATTTGCTATCCGTATTTTAGCCGGTGCTATGGTCAAGATGGCAGAGATTCCTACTGATAAACTCATGGAAGCTATTGGTGGAACTTACGCTGCTATTTATGGACTAGTTCGAGCACTTAAGTATATTGACAAACTAGAAGGCTCCGAAGCAAAAATAATGCAATTAATTGGTATCGCATTTGCTGTTCGTATTTTAGTTTGGTCTATTAAAGCTATTGCAAAACTAGAACCTGAGAAGTTGTTATATGCATTACCTGCTGTAGGAACATTAATATTTAGTTTAGCTAAAGTTACTAAGTATTTAGATAAAGTCCATATTACTAAGAGTGCTATTGCCAATCTTATAACATTTGCAATCTCCATTCGAATACTTGTTTGGTCAGTTAAAGCTCTTGCGAAGATAGAATGGCCTCAATTATTGGCTGCAGTAGGCTCAGTAATTACTCTTATGGCTGCTATGGCGATAGCGTCTAGAGTAATGAGTAAAGTTCACGTTTCTAAGAGTGCTTTAGCTAATCTAATAGTCTTCTCTATTGCAATACGAATCCTTACTTCATCAGTAATCAAAATCGCTGCATTAAGCTGGGATAGTATTCTAGCCGCTACCTCTTCTGTGGTAACGCTCCTAGAATCTTTAGCGATTGCAAGTCGAATTATGACCAAAGTTAAGATTGATAAGAGTGCTATGGCTGGAATGATTGCATTTGGTATATCTATTTGGCTATTATCTCAATCAGTTATTGACTTAGGTACTATGGAATGGGATATGCTTTTGCTTGGTATGGCTGGCGTAGAAGCTTTACTTCTTTCTTTAGTCGGTGTATCTCACCTTATGAAGAAAGCTAAAGTAAATATGGCGTCTGCTATGGTCCTAGTTGCATTTGGTTTAGCTATTTATGCAATAACTAAAGCTATAGAACCTCTAACTCAACTTTCAATAGAACAACTTGTTAAGAGTATTGCTTCCGTTGAAGTAATGCTATTTTCTTTAGTTGGTGTCGCTGCACTGATGAAGAAAGTCAAATTCAATGCCGGAGCTGCGTTGTCTATAATTATTCTAACTGCTATGATGACATCGGTTGCTGATAATCTAATGAAAGTTGCAGATAAGCCATGGACTAGCTTACTGGCTGCTTCCGCTGGTATTTCCGCTGTATTCATAGCAATGGCATATACCGCCAAGATAATTAACGGATCTGTTAAAAACTTCGCTGAAGTCG